CTCTCCTTCGCACAAGGCAACCGCAAGGCTGACCGAATAGGAGTAAGTATGGGTCGTCGTTGTCGGCTGCGGCGGCGCGCCCTTGCCACCCCCGCCTCCCGTGGTGGTGGTGCTGGTACGCTCGACAAAGCGCGTGGCCCAGATCACCTGCCCGCCCAGTCGCATCCGGCCGAACAGCTGCGCCACCGGCGCACCCTCCCCGACTTGCGTCAGGCGGAACCGGTCGATCCGGCCCCGTTCCACAGACTCCGAACCCGAACCGAGCAATCGCTGGTCGATCACCCGGCCCAGTGTCGCACCCACCGCGCGGCCGATCACCGCGCCAGTCAGCCCAAGCACCGTCCCGGATGCCATGCCGCCGATGGCCGCGCCCGCGGCTGAAAGCAGGATCGTCGCCATGCCGTTACATCCTTTCCGGAAACGCGAACCGCGCCGTGATCCGCCGCGCCCAGGGGGGCGTCAGCGCGTTTTCGACAACACCACGCCCTGAATAGGCATGGATGAAGCGGGGCTCGGACCCCACGATCGTTTGCACCCCGAGATGCTTGGCGACCCCGCCGTCCCGCATCCGGAACAACAGCACGTCGCCCGGCGCCGCCTCTGCCAGCGGTCGCTCCACCAGGTGGCGCCGTGCCGCGCGCCACAGCCGTTCCTCGCCCGATGTCTCGGACCAATCCGCGGTATAGGCCGGCACCGTCTCGGGCTCCTGCCCGTAGACCTCGCGCCAGATGCCCCGCAGAAGCCCCAGGCAATCGCACCCCGCACCCCGGCAGCTGGCCTGGTGCATGTAGGGCGTGCCAAGCCAGCCACGGGCAACGTCCACCACACGGCTCACCGCCGGCTCCCCCCGTCCCGAGCCGAGACCCGGCTGGGATGCGCCACCATCCAATCCCCGCTGGGCAGATCGGGAAAGCCGCGGAAATTCAGCAGGTTCGCGAACTTCAGCCGACAGGTCTCCATCCGCTTGTCGCAGCCCGCCGAGATCCTGACACGATCCCCGACGGCCAGCTCCGCCCGCATCCTGTCCCACAGCTCGATACGCCGCAGGTCGCCCTCCGGCCGGTCGATCTTGATCGCCCCCTCCAGGCCCTGCGCCTCCCCATCGAGAACCACGCAGCGCCCCCGTTCGAACCAGCGCAGCTCGAACCGCTCAAGTCCCGTGACCCACAGCACCCGAGCGTCGTCCAAGGCCGCGATCTCGACCTCTGCCGAATAGCCCGCGCCGGACAGGTCGACACCACAGTCCGCATCGCCCAGGACCGCCGAACAGCTGCGCTGATAGACCCGGCCCGTCGGCACGTTCAGCCTTTCGGCCAAGCCGCGCAACTCGGCCGTGAAGGCCCCACCGGACCGCGCCAGCTCTCCCAACGTGCCGCGAAACTGCAGCACGCGGTTTTCCGGCGCCGCCCATTGCACCAGCCACGCCTCGACCGCAGCCCCGTCGTAGCGCCCGGCGGCGATGTCAGCCTCGGTGATCGCGGCGTCACTCAACGCGCCCACGGCTTCGGTGTTGTCCACCGAAAGGCCCGTGGTCTGCATCAGCGCCGCCGCCGACAGCCCGGTCTCCGGGCGGAAGGTCACACCGTCGAAACTCAGCACCCGATCGTGATCGGTGAAGCCAAAGGTCACACCATCGGCGCGCACCAGCTTCCAGCACCGGCAAACCCCCGTCGCGCCGCTTGCCAGATGGGCGTCCAGCCCCTCTGCCCCGCTCAAAGCCGGATCTCCACGATCGGCACGTTCGGCACCTCGCCCGCCTGGAAACTCGCGACCGAGGTCTGGATCACGTCCGTGTCGAAGCGCACCGGCACGTCGAACTCGAACCCCGCCGTGATGACCTCGCCTGCGTCGGGCGGCTCGGCGAAAACCACTTCGCCCGTGCCCGCGTCCAGCTCGAAATCCACGCCCAGCACCTGCGCGTCGCCCGAGACACCGACCACCACCGTGCCCTCGACGGGCTTGGCCACCGGGCGCACGTAGACATGCTCGCCCGAGCGATAGCTCTTCGACAGGCCGAACACCCGGCGCTCCCCATCGGCGACCGCGATCTCCTGATCCCGGAAACCGGGACTGGCCGACGGCGCGCAGCTCTTGAAGTCCGACCAGTCCTTCCAGCGGAACCCGTAAAGCTGCCCGCGCCGCGCCTCGAAGAACGCGATCAGCACCGCGATGTCGTCAAGCGAGCGCAACGAAACGCCCGCATCATACCGCCTGCGCGACTGCGCCCAGGGCGTGTTGCGCTCCTCGTAGCCGTTGGTCAGCGCCACCACCTCGGTGCGCCGCTCGGGCCCGCCGACCGAGCCGAAGCTCAGGTTGGCGGGAAAGCGAACCTCGTGAAATCCCATGTCCCTGCCTCCTCAGCGGTTGCGTTGGCCGCGCGCCAATGCCCGGCCCATCTGGGCCGCGATCTGCGTCTGGCTGCGCTGGAACCCCTGCACATCCGGCGTCGTGATGTTCATCACGACCTGCACCGACGCGCCCCCGCCCGCGGCGGCGACGCCCAGCCGCCCGTCCGGCCCGCGGCGGAGCGGCATGATCGCTTCGGGCCCCGCCTCGCCCATAAGCCCCATGCCGCCCCGCATCGGAAACGAGGTCGGCCCTTGCACGACCCCGCCCCGGGCAAACGGCATCACGCGACCCTGAGAGATCGCGCCGCCCTTTTGAAAGGGCAGGATGCCGCTCACCAAGCTATTGATTCCATTTGCGATAAACCCGCCCAACGCAGTCTGCACAGGCCGCATCGCGGTGTTGTAGGCGGCGTCCACCATGCTGCGGGCCACCGTCCTCAGCGCATCCGACAGCCGCATCCCATCGAACACCACCCCGTCAAAGGCGCGGCGCAAGCCGCCCCCGATCGCGCGGCTCATCCCCTGCACCTCGCGACCGGTGTAGAGCATCGTGTCCTGCATCCCCCGCAGTTCGCTCTGAAAGGCCGCCGTCATGCTGGTGGCCCCTGACAGGCTCACCTCCAGCTCGGCGATCTGCGCCTCCAGCGCCTCCATGCCGTCATCCGTCTCGGCCATCGCCGCACTCCTTCGTGGTCACATCGGGAAACCGGGCCGCCAGCGCCTCCAGCCGGTCGCGCCCCATCGGGGCCGCGCCATCACCCTCACCCAGCATCATCAACAGCTCCGCAGGCGTCAGCGCCCAGAAGGCCGCCGGGCTCAGCCCCAGCCCCTGCAGCCCCACCCGCATCAGCGCGGGCCAGTCGAAGCCGCCCGCGCTCATTCCGGCACCCGGAACGCCAGCGCGAGCAGCCGTGCGGCCACCCGCGCCGCTTCCAGCGGACCGCCCTCGATCTCGGCCGACAGAAGGTCGGGCAAGTCGCCCTCCCATCCGCCGCCCCTCAGCCCCGCGCAGACCAGCATCAGCACGTCGCGCGCCCGAAGCGCCTCACCCTCGAAGCGCCCCACCAGATCGGCCAGGCTCTCGGCCTCCAGCCGCGCTTCCAGCTCGGCCAGCGCGCCCAGCGTCAGCTTCGCCCGCCGCCGCTCGCCATCGACGACCAGCACCACCTCGCCCGCCCACGGGTTCGCCATCGCTCAGATCGCCGTGAAGACCAGCGCGCCGGCCGAGGCCATCGACATCTCGTAGGTCGCCTCTCCGTCATGCGTGCCCGCGTATTCGATCGCCGTGATCTGGAACGCCCCCTCGACGATGCCGAAATCCGGGATCACCACCTGGAATCCCGGCGTCGCCCCGTCGAAGAAGATCTGTCGCGCGCGCTCGTCCGTCGCCGCGTCCCGAAAGATGCCCGACCCCGAGATCGCGGCTGTCTTCACACCGGCCCCCGCCAGCAACTCGCGCCAGCCGCCCGCGGACTCCAGGCTCGTCACATCCACCTGTTCCGCGTTGAAGCTCAGCCGCGTCGCACGCAGCCCCGCCATCGTCTCGAACACGCCGTTTCCGTCCATGTCGACCTTAACCAAAAGGTCCTTGCCGCTCTGCGCCGCCATTTCGTTCTCCAATCTTGTCAGTTAGTTGCCAGACGACGCTTAAGCGCCCTGATCCACCCGGGCGCGGAACCACAGTTCGATCTCCCGCCCGCCAGCCGCCCGGCGGGCGCGGGCCCGCTGAAAGGCCATGCTCACCAGCCGCCCCCGCGACAGGGTCAAAGCGGCCCCGTCCAAAGCGTCCGAGATCGCGGCGGCCAGGGCCTTCGCACCCGCGAACCCCGCGCCCTCGCTCACCACGGTCACGGGGAACAGGTGCACCGCACCCCCCGCCGTCCCGTCCGAGACATCGCGCACCCGCTCAGGCCCAAGCGCCACGTAGAGCGGCGGCACGGGTCCCGGCGGCAACGCGTCATGGATCGCGCCCCCCGCCAGCGCCAAAACCGCCGAATCCCCCGTCAGCGCCGCGAAAACCGCCTCCTGCAGGGCGGCCGCACTTGCGTAGCTCATCGCCCCACCTCCTCGACCGCGAAACAGGTCAACGTCCGCCCTGTCGCGTCGCTCTCATGGACCGCCTCGATCCGGTAAAGCCGCGCGCCCTCGCGAAACCGCATCTCGGCCGTCGGTCGCGCCTCGGCACCCACGGGCACTGCCCGCATCGTGATCTTCAGTTGCAACCGCGCCGCCTGGTCCACTTCGCGGCCCGCGCCACGCACCTCCACGGCGGCCCAGACATGGCCGCGCGCGACCCAGGTTTCGCTGAAACCGCCCGCGCCATCGGGCACCCGCTCGGGCGCCTCCAGCACCAGCCGCCGGGACATCGCCGGGCCGCTCATGCGCCCGCCCTCCGCAGGCGCAGGGGCCGGTGCGGCTCCAAAAGGACCGAGACCGAGAACGGGATGCCTGTATCCGCCTCCATGTCCTGTCCCCAGAACTCACCGGCCAGGATAAGAACCGCCTGCTTGAGATCCGCCGGAAGCCCCGCCCAATCGCTCGCGAACCCGGCGGTGAACTCCACCTCGATCGTCCCGCCCTGGCTGGGCGAGGGCAAAGACCGCCCTGCCGCGGCCAGAACCGGCCGATGCCGGTCGGCTCGCAGGACATAAACCTCGGGCTCGACCAACGTCTCGGCGCCCGCCCGCGTGATCAGTTTCACGCTCTCGATCGACCCGACCGGTGCCAGCGGCAGGATATGCGCATCCGGATCATGCCAGGCCATCAGCGTCAGCACGAAGCGCCGCGCGAAAAGCGCCTTGCCGATCCGCGCCTCGATCGCCGAGAGCGCCGCCCTCAGGCAGCTCTCG